GTATGCGCGCGCTCTAAAAAAACGCTTAAATGGGCTGAGGACTTGCGCAGGTTACATGCTCGGCAACAACATAATAAGTTGGACATATTGTCATCCCCGCCACGCTTGCGGCTTACGATGTGGTCTACCTCGTTGCCTTCCTCACCGCAGTACTGGCAGATGCCATTATCCCGGGCAATTACCTTGGCCCGCACCTTGCGCCATAAGCTGTAGTTCTTTGCACTGAGTTTGTTATTTAATGCCATCCCTTTACCTTCCAGTGATAAAGCGCATCAACCATTGATCCATAGCGATTGATAGCATAACGATAGCACCAATCAATCTGCTGTTTATAGTTAGCAGTCTTTAAGTATTTGGACTTTCCCTGACATATCCCAAAGTGAGTGCCACTCACTGCTTTTACACGCCAATTACTTTCAGCTGTATAAAGCACATCCATTGCATAGAGTTCAATGATGCTGTCAGTCTTAGTAGCTGCATATTCTTTGTATTTAGTTGCATTTTCTGCAAAGGCGTGTGACTCCGTAGGATTAACACATAACACTCCCAATAGCATCACCGCTGCCGCTTGGGATATTTCCCTACGGGTCCCCGCGTTGCGGATGAAGCGTACCCAGCGTGTCAAGCATGTGGATAACTTAGGCGTACCCTTGGGCGTGTCTAGTAAGTTATCCACAGGGTGTGTGTAACTATCTGACAAAACCCAAATTTGATTGGCGCATGGCTTCGACATTATTAGAGCCAAAAGCAAAGAGAACGGTTTGCATAAATATACCTTTAACCGCTCCATCTGGTCTGGTAAATTTAAGGTCATTAGGCAACAATAAGACTCCACCTGCATTATTCCAAGCATTTTGAAACCATGCAGCTTTAGATGTGCAAACCAATGCAATGCCGTCGTTGTGAATAATCATGCGTTCAATCCAAGGCCCCGGTTTAGAATAGGGAGGATTGCACCATACTTTGCCCACCCATTCTTGTTGTAACCCGTCATCAATTATCGAATAATGCTTTAGTGCTGGCAACCATGCAACCCCCCCCCTCGGGGCGCACACATCGACATCAAATTGCAACCCTAGCGCATCAAATAAGCGTTTGGGCGTGTAATAGTCATCTCGAGAGTCGTTATTAACCTGTACTTGCAAATCAAACACTTGGCTCAGTTTCGGGCTTCATCATAATCCCAATAACCCCGCAAGATGTACATTCCACGCACACCAGATTGGGCGGCATGTTGTTAGCCACTATTCGCTCAATGTGCGGGCATGTAGCTTTACACAATCGGCATGTGTATTTGTAATATATTGGCTCAGTCATTTTATGTATGCCTGCAATCTGCACTTAAAGCAAAACCACATAATGATTTGCCCGGTATGGTCTTTAATCTCTTGCCCGTTCTTACTTGGCGCGTATTGATCGCATCTATCGCACATTGTTGTAACCCCTGCCGACACTGTGCCATCGCGTTCAAATGTAATCTCATTGCCTTTGTTATCACTCATTGACATTTCAGCCATGTTTAGCCACCTTTTTACGCCATTGGCCATTTGGCCCTAACTCCCACCAATCAGCAGGGCATTGCTCGGCTTTGTCAGGGCTGATGCAAACAAACCCATAATAATCTTTGCCTGTTTTTTCTGATGTACCTTTGCGCAACTGCATTGCACCATGCTTGCACTGCGGCTCTGGATCAACAGGATTGGCCTCGCGAGCAGCAGCCATGCGGCCTATCTGGTAAGGCGTATAACCCTCGTCAGTTAAGGTTTCGCGGTTTTGTACGCGCTCCACCTTTTGCATCTCCTCACGCGATGGGCCGTTCTTATCTGTGCCAATCCCGGCGTTTTTGCAGGCAATTCCGATTGATGAGGTTTCGCAATTCTCCAATGGAAAGTCACGATTTACACCCCTGTCAGCCGCAACCTCTCGGGCATGGCCAGTGCTAAATGGCACACTGTCGGTAACATTTCGATATAACTCGCAGCGCATAACAAACACATTGGCATCACTTGGCAAAGCCATTGTGCGCACTGCACCGTCTGGGTACTTCTCCCAGAATAGTTTTATGCGTTCTGCAACAGTGGTGTAATCAGCTAGATTAAAACTCATAAAAGCACCATGTTTCTAGTCCACACAATTGACTTATGGCCAGCCTTTGTTTTGCGTGTTTCATTAGTTGGTAGCAATTGCCCCATGCCTACTAACTCACTACGGCGACTGCGTATTGATGAATCTGTTGCAGGCCAAGTGATGCCCCAAGTACGGGCATAAACCTTGACTAGCTCCTCATCGGTCATTGCCATCTCCACATCAAAACATTGCAATAAACGGTACTGCAACGGTGTGACATCAGCGATGGAATCGGCTGCGCTGTGTGAAGTCCAAGGATCAGTGGCCCGGGCGTGCGCTCTATTTATCATGTTTGACCTCGATGTTGCGCTTGCCTAAGTCATGGCCAGCCCTGAATCCATCATCTAACCCGCGTTCATTGCCTAGCGTGTATGCCACATAAACTGGCAAGGTCATTAAAGCAAACAAAATTAACACCCAGATTGGTTGCGGTATTTGTGCAAGTAATTGATACATCATTTGGCCTCGCGTTCAGCTGCAAATGCCTCAACATCTTTTAATTCAAAACGGTAATGACCGCCAAAAGTAGTGCGATGCTTTAGTTTCCCATCGCGTACTAGCTTGCGCACTGTTGATCCTGCTACCCCTAACACCCATGCTGCATCCTCGGTAGTTAGTAGGCCTGCAAAACTACGCATTATTGCCTTGCAAAGCATCTAAGTAACTAGGCAATGCGTGAAGTGTGTTAATTAAAACTGCCTGCATTAACTCAGGTTCGCCGGATTGGTATGCAGCCAATAAATTCTCGCCTGCTAATTTAATCCCTTGCTCTATTCTGTACAGTTCATTCTTTGTAGCTGACATTTGAGGCCCTTTCGCTGATATACGCCATTTGGCGCATTACGCGATAATAGCGCAATATCCTTTTTGTCTGTCAATCCCTATGCTGCGTGTCGCGTTGCAGTAATAATTCATAAATTGAATCCACTCGGGCCTCTACCCTGACCAGCCTGCCCTCAAGGTTGTGGCCGCCGTTGCGGTCAGGTTTTAACTCGCTTAAATAATGCTTGACCAACCAACCCACACACCCCACGAACGAGCCCACAATAGCCGTTAAAGCCACAATTAAGCCCGCCCATGAGGTTATGCTCATTTTACTTTTTTGCCTTTCCAGCAATTGCGGGTACATCTAAGGCCTTTAATACTGGCCCAATAAACCCGGCAATGGCGGCATTGGCCAAAATCTTTGGGTCTGTAATGCCCGACATGTAAAGAGCTGCGACAGCAGCGAGCGAAGCGCGCAGCCATGACATCGCAGGCTTTTTTAATGCCTCAAGTGACTTTTTCATTGGTTTTCTCCTTGTTAGTTGATAGGCCCAATTTTCCAATCAATGCAGCTACTTTCTCCGCATCGAGTGAAATCTCGAAGTGCATCTCATCTTTTCTGCCTTTGTAATCTCCACCCCATCTGATGCCATACTTTTTGCATAACGCTTGGATCAATGTAACCTGCAATGGCGTGAAAGTACCAGCTGCGCCCAATGGGTGTTTTGTAGCGTTTAGATCAATGGCAGTACCGCTCGAATGATTGCTAAGCACTGTTTGGTTCCCACGAATCTCGCGGTAACAGTAACCCCAATCGTCATTTCCATCATTTATGGCTTCAATGTGCTCATGAAATTGCGAAGCAAAGGCAACCAATAACGGCGCAACCTTTTCCGCGCATCGTAATTTAACGCCGGAATCGGCGATGGCGTATTGCTTCACGCCAATTTCATGCGGGTCTTTAGATGCTGGCCACCCGTTTTGGCTAGTAATCAATTGATGGTAGCCATCACATAAACGGTGCTAGTACCCGATGCAACGATGCCATAAAGGGCTTCATTATCACCCAATGGAATTTCAAGTTTATCGCCTGTATCCAATTTAAAACCCGTTGATGTAGTAACGGTTGCATCACCTATGTATAGCGCGCCACCTGAGTTATGCAGGTTTACTATTTGGTCGCCACGATTAGCGGCCACCAATAGCGTTGCGGCAGTTGTAACGGTTTTTTGAGCGGTACTAGGCATTTGTAACCTCTATCCATTCTTGATTGGTTTCATCCCATTGGTACTTATACTTTTCCGCATTTTCTGGATAAGGTATAGGCGAATTCCATTGACAGGTAGCCTCATCTAATACCCACGAATTAAAAGGTTTGGGCGGAATAAACGCATCTCTAATTGAATCATAAACATATCCAATGCCAGCATAATTAAATCTAATTTTATTATTATACGAAGTCCGTTTACATAATTGACCTCTAAAATTACCGTACCAAGTTTCGGTATCTAAACCTTCAATTAATTCAGTTTCATCAATACCGGTAATGACTTCAGTTACTATTCCATTGGTAATGAACGCGTAGTGTGCCATTATGCCCAGCTCACATTTCCTGTGCCAGCGGTGATAGTAGAAATTTTGAATCCACCCGAAGGCGCACCTGTCGAACCTGTTAAGCCGCTGCCAATAGTAATTGTTTTGCTGTCGGGATATTTTAAAATTACAATACCTGAACCACCCGAAAAACTATTTCCAGAACCTGCACTTGCTCCCGCGCCACCGCCGCTATTAGCCGCACCATTAACAGTTCCGTAACCTTCCGAAGCACCACCGCCACCTGCGGAAGTAATGCCGTTTGTATGTCCAGCACCGCCCGAAGCATAAGTTGTGCCAGTTATTGAAGAACTTAATCCTGCGCCAGCCGTACCACCTCTAGTTGGATATTGTTCATTCCCACCAACGCCGCCAGCACCACCACCGCCGCCCGAATAATTATTCGAGCCACCGTGTCCATTACCACCTGCGTAGCCTTGATTACTGGTTCCACTTCCACCAGTTGTTGTTGCGCTTGCGACTTGTCCTGACCCACCGCCACCACTTCCACCAGTAATTCCGTTTCCTGTACCTGCTCCATAACCGCCACCTGAGGAAGTTACGGCATTAAAAACAGAACTTGAACCATTACTTAATCCACTCCCACCTGCGCCAACAGTTACGGTGTAATTTGTTGATAAAGAAGCGGCAAAAGCACTTTCAGCACCGCCGCCACCGCCCGAGGTTCCAACAGAGGTTCTAAAACCACCTGCGCCACCTGCGCCGCTATTTGTAGTTCCGACAATGCTCTGGCTTCCGCCGCCGCCAGCGATAACTAAAAAATTCACATCGAAAGAACGCGGAGTACCAGAACTCGCCATAATTCCAATTTTCATTACGCTAAATCTCCGAACACTATCCAAGAGTTAGCGGCTAATTTTTTAATTGTTGCGCCGCTATTAGCAACGCGCAATTTCGGAGTTGCGCTAGTTGCACCTGTTGAAATAACCGTAGTAGTTCCTGGAGTAACTGCGCCGATAGTTGGCTGACCTGCACCAGTTATCCAAAACACATTAAATTCTGTGCCAATTGTAAAATTGTATGTGGCATCTGTTGGGATATTAAATTGCGCTGTTGAAGCGTTATTCATCGAAAATAGGTTGTATTCATCGCCTGCAACGAATGTGTATGCCGCAGTCTTGGCTGTGTAGCTCGATGAAAGCGAAAGCGTAACTGCACCGCTAGTTGCGCCGCCTGATAAGCCTGAACCTGCGTTGGTATTGACTGCGGTTATATCCCCCGGGTTTGAAATCGAAGTCCATGCGCTTCCGTTGTAATACTCGGTGGAATCGGTATCGGCTAAATACGAAAACATACCTTCGACCAATACACCGCTAAGTGCTGTGGTACGAGCTGCGGATGAGGCAAAATACATAATGGTTTGATTTTGGAGATTGTACTGAACCTGCGCAGCGGTCAATACATCACCTGTGCTAAATGCGTGATAACCAGCGTTTGCGGTCATTTTATCTCCTTAATAACTAAGTACGGATGTATCGAGTATCCCGTACAGGGTTGAGTTTAGTATAAATGAATCGATTATCGGTTCAAGTGTGGTGAAAGTCTGCCGCCATGAATTTGGGTTAATTTGGTAATTAACGCCAAAGACTTGCAGGGTTTTGGTAAGGATTGACCCGCCCGGTTGTGTGGTGCTTATTGTTACAGGATCAAAGAAATCCAACTCTAAGGCTGCCAGCACCATTGCATCATCAGGGTAATACAGGTCAAGGATCAGTGCATCGCATCTAATGCTGGTTTCTGCGCGGCTGGCAATATAAGCCTGCGCATACTGCAAGGCATCAGCATCACTTGAAAACATGGTTGCGGTCTGATTGTAAGAATGCGCAAAATATTTGGTAACACTAACTGCATTAACTACTACCTGCGCTGTGCCACCTGTAGGGGTTACACTTGCTTGGTTGTACACCAACACATCATTAAGCACCCAATCAGCGTTGTAATAGTGCAAGTTTGAGCCATTGTCATTAAACACTCTGGGCGTACCCGATACTGATGTTGATGTTGTGGTGCGGTTTTTGAATATAAATGACCCGCTAGCATCTACATAAAACGCGCCAAATTCTACTAGCTCACATTTTTGTGCAGCTGATAGCGCGGTGGTCGCGGTGTTGGGATTGGCTTGAACCGTACTTAATCCAGTTTCAATTGAACGCATTGTGGCAGGCCATGAGATTTGGTCAAGGATTTGGCTCACTCGGGTTGAGGTTAAATCGCCTGCACTGCTACCTGCAACGGTTGTTATCTGTGCCATTTGTACTAGGCGCATTGCATCAACGGCTTGAATGGTTGTGTAATTCAAAGTGTCAATTGAATTGTTTGGCTGAGTAGTAAGGTAATTTGTGATAAATCCTGAAAATAACGGGTAAGTCACACCAAGACTGGTTGCGGTAATTTGCACCTTAACCATTGGTTGCAGCAGATTGTAATAAGGGCCGCTGACATTCTGCGGGTTAAAATCGCCGTTTTGGTCAATGATGCGCAGCGATAGTGTGCCTGCTTGGAATTGATCAGCCTGCGCATTGCGCCCGCGTTGTATTGAAATTGCATTGATTTGGTCTGATACATCCACAATAACTGCCGCTGCATCCGCAAGAATGTTTGTGCCAAGTATGCCTGTATCCAAAATCATGGCTTGCGCAAATGATGGACCGGTTGAAAAATTAATAAAGGCCTGAACGGTTGGGGCGGTCATATCGCAATGGCCCCTGCGTATTGTAATGATGTGCCGTATCGCCCAAGGTTTTGAATGACCGTTTGCACTGCATCGGCAATTACTTGCTCGCTACCTACCACGCCCGCATTGACCGTTACATTTACCACTGGTGGGTCTGGCACATAACCAGCCCTGCGAGCTGCGCCTGCAAAGCCTGAATCGCCGCCTGCCGCTATTGCATCAAGGGCTGCGCTCCAAACTGCAACGGCGGCCTCTACAACCTCGGGAGTGTTTACGGCTGCGGCAGTAGCTGTTGTTGTTCCATTTGTGGATGTACTTACGGGCACAACAATTGGTTTTGATACGGTTGGGGTGTCAGTTACTTTGCCAGTGTCGGCATTGTAGGTCAATCCTTGCGCAGCTAGTAATGCCGTTGCGCTGCCGGGTATTTTCAAATCTTTTAACAAACCATTTATTCTGGCAATGATGGCTGGCCAATCGGCAAATGGGTCATCAGCCTTTGGCAAGTGCGCTAATAAATCTGCTAACTCTTTGGTCTTGGCTTCATTGGCGATTAACGCGGCTTGCAGTTTTGCAGCTGCGGCAACATCCTCATCTAGCAACGCTTTTTGCAGCAGCAAGCGCAAACGGGTTTCATTATCAATGCCGTATTTTAATGCGGCTTGAATTTGTATTTGTGCAAGGTCAAATACACTACCTGCTTTTTTAAGTGCTAGTTTGTCCATTTCGGCTTTTTTGGTTAGCGCGGCAAGTTTCTTTGCAGCATCTAGGGCTTTTTTATCCGATACACTTTTAGCCTTGGCCGCTTTATCTTGAGCAATTAATTGTTTTGGGTCTAAGACAGGTGCGCCTGCGGCTTTGTTTGCCGCAATGGTTCTGCCACCTTTTTGCAAGGCTCCCACAATTGGAGTTAAAATTGGGCTAAAAAATAAATCTTGCAATCTAGCACCGCCAAGATTTTTTTCCAATTTGCTAATTGCATCAGCTAAGCCAACAGTTACATCAGCAATTGATTTTGCCAAATCATCCATTTTGCTTGTTGCTTTATTTAAGGATTGACCGTTGGCCAACAATTCAATGGCTGTAACCAAGCCTTTGCCAATGGTTTCTTTTGCATCAGCTGCTGAGGCTTTAAGAATATCTAGTTGCCCTGCGTATGTACCTGCTGCGACAGCGGCTTGACCACCAAACAATCTTGTCAATTCTTTATTTATAGCATTGAGGTCTTTAGATGCCAACACTGCTTTATCAATGCCGGGTATCAATTTGGTTAGTGCTGTTGTGTTGCCCGCGTATGCTTTTGAAATTGCCTTGGTTACACTTTCAACATCCGATGAAGTGCCTGCCGCGACATCTAAGGCGACACTTAAACCCTCTTGGGCTTTGGTGACTGATCCAGTTGCAACCAATAGTTGTTGAAATGCTGGTCGCAATTGGTCATCAAGCACACCCGTTTGCCTTTGCAGTGATTGGATAAACTTCTCCACACCGACTTTGGCAAATGAGTTGCCTGTATTGTCTAAGGTCTTACCAAGTGACTTTGCGGCTTTATCGTCAGCTAGAAATGCTTTTATTGAGGATTTACCAAATTGGGCTAATTTTGTTGCGCTGTATAAACCAATGAATGATTTGGCTAGATTGCCAACGGTTTTTTGAAACGCGTTTATATCTTTGCGACCCTTGGCTAATCCTTTGCCGTCATACTTAGTGACTGCGGAAACTATTAAATTTGGCATTAGGCGGCCAA